CTCTGAAGCCCTCCCCTCTTCCATTGACGAGCTCATGTCAACCTATCCCATCCCCAACGACGACTGGCTCCGCGCCATTGTCCAGGCCGAACGCGCCGCCCGCGAGCTGTGGGCCAAGGACGAGGCCGATGGCAAGCGCCGCGCGACCCGTGTGACTGGCATTACCCTCGCCGAGCTAGGACTGGCGCCCAAGCCATGAGGAGCTAGGCCGTGTCAAATAGCAGCTTCTCAACCAAGCTCCCAAACCTCCAACTAGCTTGGGACTCCACCAGCCTCGGCGCGCTGAAGACGTGCCCCCGCTACTACCAGCTCTCCATCATCGAGGGCTACACTGGCCGCACCACCAACGTCCACCTCGCGTTCGGCCAGCACTACCACAAAGCCCTCGAGCGATACGACCACGCCCGCTGCGAGGGTGCCACCTTCGAGGAGGCACAACTCGAGGCCGTCAACCAAGCTCTGTCGGACACCTGGGACGCCGCCCGCAACCGGCCCTGGGATTCAGAGCACCCCAACAAGAACAGAATGACACTAGTCCGCAGCGTCGTCTGGTACTTAGAGGAGTTCCGCAATGACCCAATCGAAACCGTCAAGCTTAAGTCAGGCAAACCAGCAGTTGAGCTTTCTTTCCGATGGGCGACTGACTATAGCAGTCTCGGAACAGGGGAATCATTTCTCTACTGTGGTCACCTGGATCGGCTCGGACAATTCCAAGGCGGAACATACGTATGTGACAGAAAAACATCCCGCCATCTCGTTGATCAGAGGTTCATCGATGGCTTCTCTCCAAGCAACCAATTCGCCGGATACTGCCTCAGTGCAAACCTCACTTTTAGCGTCCCAGTTAAAGGGATCATTGTTGACGGAGCCCAAATCGCCGTCACCTTCACCCGCTTCCACCGGGGTCTCATCGAATACTCGACGTCGCAACTCGAGGAGTGGTACAAAGGCCTCGGCTTCTGGTTCGCCCAAGCCGAGTTCTTCGCGCGCCAAGCGTATTGGCCGATGAATGAAATGAGCTGCAACAACTACGGTGGTTGCCCTTTCAAGGGTATCTGTAGCTTGCCACCCGAGCAGCGCCAGCAATGGCTAGAGAACAGCTTCACCAAACGCACCTGGGACCCCCTCCAGGTAAGAGGCGACATATGAGCTGCCTCCAGGTTATGCACAGCTGTGACGCCAAAGCCTGCTGGGTAAGAAGCGCCGCCATAGTTCTTCTAACGAGCATGCCGCAACACAGCCCCTGGGAGACTCTCAGGGGAGAGGAGCCACAATACCATGAGAGGAGCCCGCCAAATGAATATCACAGACCACCCCGCCAGTGGAGTTGTGAAGATGCTGCTGATCGGCGAGTCTGGTACAGGCAAAACCTGCTCACTCGCCTCCCTAGCCGATGCTGGCTATAACGTCCGCATCCTGGACCTCGACAATGGCATTGATGCTCTCAAACACCTACTGGTTGATCCCAAGTCCAAGTACTCACGTGAGGCTGCAGCCCGTGTGGATGTCCAGACGATTACGGAAAAGATGCGTAACGTCCAAGGTCGGTGGGTCCCCGCAGCTGCGACTGTGTGGGATCGCGTTGGTCGTATCCTCACAGAATGGCGCATCAATGATGTTCAGACGCTTGGCAATATCGGAACCTGGACCCCAGGGGATGTACTCGTGGTAGATAGCCTGACCTACCTCTCCCTCGCAGCTCTGAACTTCCACCAGGCCATAAACGGCCGTCTGGGCCAGATCCCCGAGGGCTTCATAGGCATGAAGGACATCGGCAGCGCCCAGGCCCTAGTGGAGCGCCTACTCCAGGCCCTCTACGCCGAGCAGATCCGCTGCAACGTCATAGTTATCAGTCACATCACCTACGCAGAGGATAAGTCCGCCCCTCAAACCCTAGATCAGAGCGGCACCCCTCAGCCGCGCCCAACCCACGGCTACCCCAGCTCCATCGGAGCGGCCCTATCACCTCGCGTGGGCCGTTACTTCAACTCAGTCCTAATGACCGAATTAGTAGGGAGCAAGCTAACGCTCACCACTAAGACTAAGGGCATAGTGGCTCTGAAAAACACTGCGCCCCTCCGCGTGCCTACCAGCTACCCCGTCGAAACCGGGCTAGCCCAATACTTTGCCGCAGTGAAAGGAGACTTAGATGGCAAGAGCACCAGCCAAACAAGCGCATCCGCAGCCTAGCACAACAGGAGCACAGTCCATGGACACCACCGACTTTCGCGACCTCCTCAGCAAACCCCTCGACGAGGTCCAACGGCCTAAAAGTCTTCCAGTGGGAACGTATGAGGGCATTGTGGCGAGCTATCGCTATGACAAGTCTGGCACAAAACAGACTCCCTTCGTCGAGTATACCATCCGACTCACTGGCCCCGGCGACGGTATGGACCCCAATGAGCTCGAAGGAATTGACGTATCCAAGCGCCAGCTCCGTAAGACCTTCTACATTACCGAGGACGCCATGTGGCGCTGCAAAGACTTCCTCGAGAAGATCGGCGTTGAGATTGCGGGTCGTAGTTTCGGTGAAACCATCCCCGAGGCAGTCAACCGCGCCGTCCTCCTCCACACCACGCGCCGCGCCAACCCCAACAAACCAGGCGAGTTCTTCGACGATGTAGGCGAAGTAACAGCCGCCTAGTCCCCGAGCTTGGAGGCGCCTCATGCTGCGAGGTATGAGGGCGGTGACTCACCCCGCGCAACCGCCTCTGAGAGCCCCCCCAGCCTTCGGCGAACCCCTACCCCCTGGCTGGGGGGTCCTTATGGGACAGGATTGCGCCAAGGGGCGCGATTCCAGCTCATTCACGTTTTGTTCTACCATAGGCAACAAAAATGCTGACGCGCCGTTTCTTCCTCCAGGGCCTGATTGCCGCTCCAGCCATCGTCCCAGCTGCCAGCCTCATGCCCGTCCAGCTCGTGCCCCTAGACTGGAGCAACGAGGGCTCATTCACCATACTCTACCCCACTTTTACCCTCGACCAATACTCCCAGCGCATCCTTCGCCCTACCATCAACGACATCACCCGCGAGGCAGCCAGGCTATTCTGCAACACCAACTTATTCCTTCAGGACCTAGACACCCACTACGAGGAGCTATTCAATGAAGCCAGACCGCGTAGAACGAGTACTAATCTCCGAGATCAAGGTGGGAGACCGCCAACGCTCCGACTTAGATACGGCCCACAGTAGGGGTATAGGTTCACTAGAAGACTCCATCCGCACGAGGGGCCTCATCAACCCCATCACCATCGACCAGGACTACAACCTAATCGCGGGAGGCCGCCGCCTCGCCGCCTGCAAAAAGCTAGGCCATCCCAGCATCCTATGCCGCTTCATCGAGGACCTAGACCTCATCGAGCGCCAAATCATAGAGCTGGAAGAGAACGTCAAGCGCTCTGACCTCAGCTGGCGCGACCAAGTGCGCGCTGTCAAACGCCTTCACGACCTCCACTGCGAGGAGAGGGAGACCTGGACTCAGCGCGACACCGCCGACGCCGTAGGGCTGGCTTACGGGACCGTCAGTCAGATCTTGCGCGTGGCCGAGGACCTAGATCATCCCCGCATCGAGCACGCCAACTCCTGTGAGCAAGCCTACAACGGCCTAAAGCTCATAGACCAGCGCCGCCATGAGACAGTCCTGTCAAGTGTGCGCGATGCAGCCAGGCACGTGATGACACGCCTCCACATGGTGGCGAGTGCCGATGGCACTACCCACCTCAAGGAGATGGACCCCCTCCCAACCAGGGCCGAGCCCCCACCGAGTCTCCTCAACGCTAACTTCCTGGAGTGGGCCCCTGCCTACTCTGGACCTCGCTTCAACTTCATCCACTGTGACTTCCCCTATGGCATCGAGTTCAACAAAGGACCGCAAGGTGGTAGAGATAAGGATGCACGCTACAGCGATACGGCTGACGTCTACTGGACTCTCTTGGAATGTCTATGCACCAACCTTGACCATCTCATGGCAACCAGTGCCCATCTTATGTTTTGGTTCAGTATGGAGCACTACACAGAAACGCTCGCCTACTTCGCAGCTCGTGCTCCAAGTCTGCAGTTCCTTAGACAACCGCTGGTCTGGACCAAGAGTGATAACGTGGGTATTCTGGCCGACCCCAGACGACGACCTCGCAATACTTACGAGACTTGCCTCATGGCCGCGCGCGAGGACCGGCCCATCGTCAAGTCCGTAGCCAACTGGTACAGCGCGCCGACCGACAAGCGCTACCACCCATCCACCAAGCCCGAGCCCATGCTGCGCCACTTCATGCAGATGTTCGTGGACGGTACAACCCGCCTCCTCGACCCGACCTGCGGCTCCGGTGCCGCACTACGCGCAGCAGAGAGCCTAGATGCCCACCAGGTCCTAGGCCTCGAGCTAGACCTCGAGTACTACGAAAGCGCCTTGATCGCACTCAAGAGCTTTCGCACTATGCGTCAGTTCCATTCCCAACATAGGAGCCCTCCATGAGTACTTCCGACTACCAAAACACCGCAAACCTCCGCCGGCCCATCCTGGGCCAGGCCATCCCCAAAGAGCAGCCAGCCCTCATCGACACCGAGGTCCACCTCAAGATGATGTCAGAGTTAGAGAAGCTC